ACACTAGATTTACCCGCACCGTTTGTGCCAATAATAAGCTGGATCAATTCAGATGCCGAAATTCTAATACTCTTCACTCGGTTAATTTTAAGTCGAGTATATCCCTGTAGGTAAAGCTCTGTAATTTTCATTAACGTATCCTGGTTTAATTACCGTAGTCAATATAAAAGGACGTTATGTATTTTATCCATTGGGCATAAATGACGGGGAAACCCGTCATTAATTAAAGGTATATGCCAACTCGGTCTCGGTAGGAGTACGGATACCCATAAAACCGTCTACGAGTCGTTCTAAGCGATTTAGATTAGCTTTGTCGCCCCATGGTATATCCGGGTTAACAAATACCGTTATTCCCTGTAAGGTTGAACTTTGAGACACTTCCGCGAACATTGTTTTTGTTATCCATGGTGCTGTAACAATGTTTACTTCCTTGGAGGCGTCTGTCTTTAGTACTGACTTCATGTGCTGCCTCTATAATTTATGAATTGAAGGGTGTTCCATTATATATTAAGTAACTGTGTAAAAAATGACCCCTCATACATTATAGAAACATACGTTAATCGAATATGGCGTCAACGTACCTAGCTACAGTTGACTTATAGTCATAGTCCCTAGCTATTCCAATAAGTTTACTTTTCCAAAATTTATTCAGTCTAGTGGATTGATCGGGTGTAAATGTATGCTTTCCCTTAGTCCTAGTTACATTAAGATCAACCAGAACATAGTTTTTAATGTGCCTAGTCGAAATTGTAATTGAGGGAGCCATGTCATCCTCTAGAGGTAGGTCGTTAAACACCCCTTGCTGTACTATGTACCCTGTATCCGTTACCATGTTTTACTCCATTAAATAAAAAAAAAA